CCTTAAATTGTGGTAGCTCTTTGAGAGCATTAACTAAAGTTGTTTTTCCTACACTTTGTGTTCCTGTAATACCAATACGATTTGTTTTCTGTTTTTCCATTTGTTACTAAGTTCGGTTTGTTATTCCTTTAGGAGGTGCCTGTTTGTAAAAAGGTAATCCAGTTTGTTGTCTTATAGCTTCAGACCATTCATCTTTAGTTTTTTGAATACCATAAAGATAATATTCCGATTTTTTTTCATTACCCTCAGGTATTAAAGCAGGACCATCCCAATTGTGGAGTTTATTATCCCAGATGTACGCTATAGTACCATCTACTTTTTTTAATCTTTTACTTTGTGGGAACGGTGTTTTTTTACTCATAATGTTAATATACGAAAGTTATCTTAATTGTCCAAATTTTTATTTAATTTTTTAATAAATTTTCAGAGTTATATAAACCGTGAAGTGCAGAAATATATATACCTCTTGACCCCGCAGCATCACCTTGAAGGTGGACATTTGGGTACTCTGTTAATGTTAAATCTTCTTTTTTTAATTCTATTTCGTTTGTCAAAAATTTAACTTCGGGACAATAAAAAATATAATCATTATTTATACCAAAAGTTGTATTTAAATCTTCAATAAACTCCAATATATATTCAGAATATTTACCAAATGCTTCTTTAAATTCTTTTAAAGATATCTTATACCCTGGTACCGGGATACCTTGATCCGTAAATGATGGTTTTCGTTCTGTAGGGGAATAATATGAACCTTTCCCAAATTGCTGAAACATAGCTACTAAATTTTTACTAAATTCGAATGGATCTTCTATTCCTCTAGCTTCTAAAAGTATACCAAAGTTAGTTAACCCATTGGCTTTATCTGGGTCTTTATGGGCATGACCATTATATGATTTCATACCATAAGTCTCTTCTTCAGCTACAAAAGCAGCAAAATTGTTAGTACAAAATGATCGGGCACTATCTTCTCCAAATTTTTTATATAATTTAAAGTCATAAGCCATTTTAGATAATTCTTCAAAATACTTACCTTCGGTTTCATATCTAACACCAAACTGTGCTGGTTTTGGAACTGTGGTTAAATCATATTTAGATATTAACTTAGTAAGTAAGTCCATCCCTGATTTTCCTGTTCCTATAATCAGTTTATCAAATATTACTTTTAATTCTCCAACTGATATTATTTGTTGATTAAAATCTATATCTAATATTTCAGTATTGTATATTTGATTTACTCCCATTTTATCAAAATATTCAAATATGTTTCTTACCTGCTGTTGCCCATAATCCGTCCCTAAATGATAGCAAGGAGATTGTCTTAATTCAAAGGGGGAATCTTTAATAAATTGAGGCTCTTCAACTGGTTCAGTATACATTATTTTAGCAGGATCGGGATGATATTCTACTATATAATCATATAATTGCTTAGATAATTTATTAGCATACTTTTCATCTTTACAATAATGAGGGTAAAATAAACCCCCTTGTTTAAATGATGGGATAACTTTAAAGTCACTCCAGGTACCCGCACCTCCTGCACCTGTCATGATTTCTTCAGGAAGCCTTGAATATATATCATTTCCCTTATCTATTATTGTAATCATTTTAGGGTCATAACCACTCTTTAAAAGATGGAGGACACCATATTGAGTTGATACTCCCGCCCCTATGTAAACTAATTTATTCATACTTATATTTTATTAATCCTTATTTTTAATTTTGTTATCCCCTTCAATATTCGATGAGTTTGAAACGCCTTTATAAATATAATATCTCCTTTGGATAAAACCAAAGGAAGCTCATCATCTCTTTGAAATGACCAACCTATTCCTTCTAAAACTTCTATATACCTACTTTCTTTATCTTTATGCCATATTAGCTGTAATTTCTTTACTTTAGTAGTAAATACTCTTATATTATCTTCATCTTTATATGGTTTCATTTATAAGGTTGAGGATTTAATGTTTAGTAGAATGTCTTCTAATAGGTTAATTTCATTTTCAAACACAGTATTCTCAAATACTAACCTACTCTCTTCAATGTGTTTTTCAATAATATTTATTAATTCACTATGAAATTTAGTTATAGATTTTTGAGTAAAACTAAATTTATGATTTGTAATAGTTATTCCTTCTTCCCAAACTTTAATCCAATATTGGAGTCTTTTATTTACAATATAGTACCTATTACTGAGTGGTGCTATTTTCATATCTGTATCACTCTGGATGCAGAGATTATTGATTATATCAATTATCAATTTTTCTTTAGAATTTGGAACGTAGGGTGGATTGAATGAGTTAAAATTCATAATTAGTAGTTTTTAATGTTTAAAAAAGTAATTTTAAATTTTGTTTATTAATTATTTGTTTTAATCTTTGAATGTATGTAGGGTCTTCAGCATAATTTTGTTTTAGGTATTCAAAGTATTCACTTTCAGTTTTTACATCACTCAAGTAAGTACTATAAAATAATGAATAATCATAAAGGCTTTCTTGCCAGTTTTCGTAATAAGCATGGCCTCGGTTTGTACCCTTTGCTAAATTTACCCTTAATCTAGCCCTTTTCATTCCAAACATGTTATTATTTTCTAAAAATATAATGGATTTAAAATTTCCAGATTCTAATTTAGATTGTGCTAAAACTATATGAGGAAATTTAAAATTTAATTGAGAAATCTTATCTATTAATTTTTTCTCTGAAAATTCATTATATTCTCGGATTATAATTAATTTAGATTCTTGTGTTAAATTAATTGGTTCCTTGGTGAGAGATTTGAATCCTAAGATTAAGCTCACCCCTATAATAAACCCCAGGGATTGTATTATATATTTTGAGGTTTTGACTTTTTCTAAATCTAGTGTTTCTTTATTAAATTTATAATACATAACCTTTTATTTTTTTTATTTAGATAAATATTTAATTGCTTCTTGTACTTTTGAACATAGTTCATATTCTTCATTTTCAACTAAAATATCAAAATTTAATTCTAGAGTTTCTATTAAATCCTCTTTATCTACCATAATATCATATATGACATTGGAATCTAGCACTTCTAATCTCATTACTGTTTTAGATTTAAATTTTTTATTTAATAAAGATAAACAGCTTTCTATTATAATTTTTGAAAATTCTAAATTACCTTCCCCATTAAATAAAAATTCTAAATCTTTTTGGTTTTTGTAAGTTTTTTTTACCATATTAAAAATTTTTTAAAAAATCTCCTTTGATTTTTTTATTATACAATATACGAAATTTATCTGATGTATCCAACATTTTGGTGGCTAGTTTTTCTAAATGATTTTTTTTTTGGTTTTCATAATCATCAACTAATTTATTGTGTTTTTTATGTTTCATTATAATCTACTAATATATTGGAGTGAATCATCGGTATCATCATCTCCTAGCCCTAATTCTTTTAAACGTTGTAAGTGATAATCATCTATCTCAAATTTAACAGTATCAGTTGTTCTAAACTGTTCCGTTCCTGTTTCAATTTGGTTTATTGCTTTAGAATTAAATATATCACCTACTTGAAGATAAAAATGATTATAACAGAGTAACTGAACGTTATCTAAACTATAGTTATTACTATTTTTATCTTTAAAATGTAATAATAATGGGATCCTATAATCCAATACTCTTCTTTCTTTGAATTTGCAAATTGCACATTCTTCTAACATGTATCCTTGTTCTATTAAAGCGTATTTTAACTTATTGGGATCAAAAGAGGAAGCTGCTATTCTACCTTCTATAATTTCAACCATAGCAGGCATTTTTTTACTACCTTTTAAAAATTTAGGTACTCCTTTTCCTGATTGGTTTTTATGGGAATCAAATAAAAAGTATAATTTAGCCCACCTCTTATAATGCTTATAGGATACATGTAGATAACGAGCACACGCCATATTAGATAGAGTTCTCGATTGGGCCGCTACAATCTGTTCCTTAGATAATGGTTTTGGTCTCAAAATTATTAATTTATATCATTAATTATAGTAACAGGACCAATTAAATTAGATGTTCCCTCTTCATCGTCTGTTAATTCTTTAACCTTATTAAATTTAGAGGAAATACTGGCATTACTAATAGAATTGGAGTATATTTTATATTGATCTTCATCCATAATAACAGTTTCAATATATGTATGGTCTCCCTCCCCCCTCATTACTGATACCCCCAATTTGGGTTTAATTAAGTTTTTAGAATCCGAACACGATACACAAAAAGCGTAGTTGTATAGTGTTTTTCTTAATTCGGGCATATCTAAGTTACACTTAGAGCATTTTATCATTTTTAGATTTTGCATTGAATTTTTGTTTATTTTTTTTATTTATATAATCCCCCTCATAGTGGGACTTTAGTATGTGACAATGTTTACACAATAGTTGGTAATTTGTGGGGTGTTCTCCACTTAGCGTCCCCTTAATATCTGAATTTTTATGATCTACATCCATCAATGAAGCTAAAATTTTAACTTTTTCATTAGGGTACGAGGTTATGGGGTTAAACCCACAACACTCGCATATCAAGGTATTATCTACTATTTTTTCTACCTTATACATTAACCAGGGACGAGTAGGAGCATTAGCCGCATATCTTTTATATTGTATGTGGGTTGGACAATATACATATTGCTGGGATTTATTATAAAAATGGGTTTTTTCATTACACCAAGTAACTTTACACATAACTTTTATTTTTTATTTAAACTAAAAACCTTAACTTCTTAAATTTATTAAGTTAAGTTAGAACCATTATCGTTTTTAAGTATTTTATATAAAATAGCAACCGAAATCGAGAGGCAAAAGAATTTATACAAAAATTCAAATGGAGGTCTTGATTTTATAAAATATATATCTATCAATAATGTAGTAATAACAATTGAAATAAGAACAAGTATTATTCTTGTAATTGGGTTCATAGGTTTTATTTTTTTTATTTTATAATTGCTCGAACCTTTCGAACATATAAATATACAAAAAATATATGGGGTAACCTAATATTTTAGTGGGTGTTTTGCTATTTTTTCCAAAATGAATAAATGCATTTTTGTTTCAATTATGTTTTGATTTATTCCCCAATAGTGTGTGAAATTTTTCCCCATTCTTCTTCTACTTTATTTTTTTCTACACCCGGAAGTGGTGCTAGATATAAACTTTCTCCATGAGTTGAGAAAGATTCAACCGGACATAATAATGTTCTATTTTGATTTCTTAAATCTAAGAACATCCGGAAATCGTGTGGGTGGGTTCCGTTTGTCCATTTTCTTAATATCTCTTCATCATTTTTTAAGGTTTTAACTTTAGAAGCAAAGGTCATTGTTGTACTATTTACAGTATAAAATATATTTTTACTTCCTCTATATAATTTAGTTGAATAACCCCCATCACTGTCCACTTCAGGATTTCCCCCATATTGGGGAGGTATAAATTTATCAGGGTGATTGTATAATGTAATATACTCTGCTCCTAAGCTTATACCTTCTTCTATCACTTTTAAACTTCCAGGTTTGTGAAGGTAGTCATTTTCTAAAAAATAAATAATTTCATCACTATCTGAGTGAGCTATGGCTTCATCTAGAGCTAAGTTAAAAGTAGCAGCTCCATTACCTTTTTCAACATATAGTATATGATTACGAGAAATGTTGTTTTGAATCATATTATTTGTTTCACTAGATATATTATCGGCTATAATACTCCAATTAGCATTTTTAAATGTTTTTAAAGCATTTTTTAAACATGTCTCATTGTTAATATAGTTTGGTTTTACTTTATTATAACCACTGTCTGAAATTCTGTATATGATTTTCATATTCTTTTTATAATAGTAAACCCATTATTATTTTCAAATCTTTCAACTAATTCCCATCTTTCCTTGTTTTCATCTAAAAATTCAGTAACAGCATCCCAAAGACCTTTTCCTTGAGTAGTATCTTCTTTCCAGTTATGGTCCGAAGTTAAAGCCTCAGATTTATGGGCAAAGCTAGTTGTATCATGAAAACAAAGATATTTTTTAACTTTACCCGAATGGATTGAAAGTTCCAGTTTTAATTGATCGTAGCAATGCCAAGTATCTATAAATAATAAATCTGTGGGTTCTATTTCTATTTTAGTTACATCCACTTCAGTAAAATTAAATTTTATTTTATACGCCTCCGCTGTATCTTTAACTGATTGAAGATCTCCCCCCCATTGAGATGGGTTGTGTAAATCATAGGTATGTAACCCATCCTTGGGGTTACACGCTAGCCAAGCCCAGGTAGAGCAAATACCTCTTACCCCCATTTCAGTTATGTGATTACATTCACTCCCATATTTTAGTATAGCAGGAAAATGTTCATTAATGTCTGAGGGTGTATTGTATAGTTTATTTACTAGTTCTTCTAAATTGTATATCATATTTTATGTTTTTATTTAAATTCAATTCCTCTAATAGTAGACCCATTTTTAGGGTTGTGGGAGTTATTTTTATATAGATTGGGGGGAATACCCCACTTGTACATAAAAGTTTGAGCTGCTGGTGATTCTGAAGCACTTATTTTTTCTTTATCTTTACCTTTTTTAGTTGCCATGCTCCCAAAGTGATAAAAATGTACTTTCGAAGTTCGGCTAAATTTTAAGCCATTTAATTCTAATTTAAGAAAAAAATCCCAATCACATATAAAAGGTGATTTATAAAGAGTATCAAAACCCCCAACAATCATATAGTCTTTTTTAGACATAGCAAATGGAAATATCCCACCATCGGGTGTTTCAATATCATTACGTATTGTGGGTTCGTATTGTTTAAAACCTTCATAATTGAAATTATTGGGGTGTGTACCAAAATTTTTAACAGGAAAACCAAATATACCACTAAAAGGTTCGATTTGGTTAATAGTTAATACATGATTTGGTTTTAATTCTTCTTCAATGGTTTTATCCCAATCTTTGCATAATACATTATCATCATTAATAATAACAATAATTTTATTATGAGCATTATAAACCCCTAAGTTCGTTGCCATTTGCATACCCTGGTTTTCTTCCAATGGTAGGAAGCTAATTTTATCTTCATATTTTTCAATAATATGTTTGGATTCGGAAAGAAAACCATCTACTACCACAAGAATTTCATTCTTTATTGATTGTCCATCTAGTACAGATTGTAAGCATATATCTAAACATTCTGGGTTTCTATAAGTTGGAATTATAATAGATATCATAATTTAAAGAGTATTATAATAGTTATTTTGTTTTTCTTGTTTATTTATTTTTTTATGGTGATATAGACACCATTCTTCTTCTGATGGGAGTGTAGTCTCTGATTTATGGCCTTCTAGGACCTCATGAAGTTTGTTTTTCCATCTTATGCTTGGGTTATTTCTGTAAATACGCATCTGGTAGTCTTCCCAATTAATTATAGGAATATAATATTTTACTTTTATTTCTTCAATAATTAAATTGTAATGTTTTAATAAATTATATTCATCCAAATCTTGGGGGTTGTCTAAATCAAATCCTTTTTCCCCAATTTGGGATTCTAACTTACTTATATTCCACCCCCATTTTTTAACATGAGATAAACCAATCCCCGAAACGGTGTTAATCCTAGGCACTCTGATAATATCAACGTCAGGATTAGATTCTAATATTGAGGGTAGGTAGTTAATCAAATTTATATGTGGGATTTCATCAGCATCAATATTTACAATATAATCCCCGGTGCAATAAGACATTAATGAGTTTTTCCAATCGGCAAAATGACCATTAAAATTATCTTCTATTAAATTAATAAACCCATTAGAACTTAATTTATGGAGATAACCTAACACTTCTGAGGTAGGTTTATTTTTAGTTAAATCTACTAGGACTACTATTTCATCTTCTTCTCTTTTATTTTTTAGAAGAAAGGGTAAAAGATTTTTTATTTCTACTAATTCATCACAAACTGTAATTCCGTATGATATTTTCATATTTATTATAATTTAGGATGGAAGTATGCCTATATAACTTAAAGCATCTATATAATCTCTTTCTTTAAAATGTTTTATGGTTTTCATATCCATTTTATGAGTTTGCTCAGGGGTTGCCTTTACATCGGATTCAGTTAATGCAATGGCTTTAACCGCGGCCCAAGCCCACTCTTCAGAGTTAGTACCATCGGCATAAACCATACCTAAATCTGGAGTGTTAATGGTATTGGGTATCCAAACTAAGTTTGTTTTTAAGTCTACCCATGAAATAGCTTTATATAATTCAGGAAGTACCCCCATTTGTTCTATATAGAATTCACTTCCTGGGGTCATTAATGAATTAGTCCAAAAACCACAAGATAAACTAAAATAATTAGTTATATCTTTAGTTACTTCTATTTTATAGCAAAGATCTCCTAAAGTTTTGGGGCAAATAATCATTTCATCGTGTTGCATACTATTAAAGTTTAGGAGTTTGTAAAAGGGGAAGATTAAGTTTTAATTGTTGGGGTATTAATGGGATATTGTTCTTTAAAATGTTACTAACTAGTTCTTTCATAGCTCCATACCCAAAGGTAGATTTGATTTTAAATCCTTGTCTTTTTGAGGGTTCTAAGAATTTTTTATAATTTTTAAACATTTCTTTCATAGCGCTAATAGTATGTTTTTCATTTACTTGGAACCATTGAGTTTCTTTTCTTAACCATTGATTAGCTGCACTTTCGTGAACCTGCTCCAGTACCCCAGATAATGCGATTGTAAATAAAGGATCAAGAAAATCCGTATGTCCTGACCACCCTGTGGCTATGACTGGTTTTTTAGATAAACAAAATTCGGCTAAAGGACGACCATAACCCTCTCCTTTAGTTAAACTAATCATAGTCTTTACTTTAGGATGATTATACAATTGATTTATCTCATTATTAGTTAAATTGCCATTAAGAATATAAATATTAGGTAACCTATCACCTTTATATTCATTTTTTATTGTAAGTATTCTATCCATAATGGTTTCTCGGCTCATATAACTTTCTCGACCTGTTGAGGTTTTTAAAATAAGTGCCGGGGGGTTAAAAGTATTTTTAAAGGTTTCAAAAAAGTATTTTACTAATAATCCTACATTTTTTCTGTCATGCCCCATATGGCCTTCCATCCAATGTCCTACAAATAAGAAACAAAATTCTTCCTTTATATCTGATAAATCTAAATTAACTTCTGTAGGAGGAAGAAATTTATATACATCTAAATCAATTCCCTCAAATATAACATGGATTGGCTTTTTTAATTCTATAATACCTACAACTTGGTTGGATTGCTTATCTCTTTGCTCAAATTTATTTTGAGTAAATACCCCTTTAGAGTGGTTTGATGAAACCCAATTCATATCCATTTTATTTAATCCCTCAATCCAGCTAGGATCACACCCCGTAGATTCTATGCCCGCTGTACACCCTATATTATATTTTCCTATAGCTTGAAATTCGCTTGGGATAGTAATTTGCATCCAAATGTCGGGTTGGGAAGTTAATTGGGGGTTTGGGAGGATATGTTTAGTTAAAAAATCCCACTCTTTATTAGATTCAATAAACCCATGAGAACAAGCACCCCAGGATTGAGGCAATATTTGAACATCATAGAGGTCTAATTCTATGATGGATTTAACTATATCACGGCTTCTTTGGGAATATCCGGAGTAAACATCAATGGGGCAACTTATTACAAAAACTGGTTTATACATTAATACTCTATTTTATGGTTTAAAAATTTACCTTTATACTCTGTAGCATTTACAATTTCAAATTTTTCACGAGGTACCCAAGTTTCAAATAATGTATCAAACGCCTCTATAACTCTCGCAGCTTGAATTTCGGATGTGAATCCTGCTTCTTCGCTTAGGGCCCATTCTCTACCCTTTAAACCTTTGGCTTTACGTTCATTGCGGTCTAAGTTATATACTTCTTTTATTCTATCTCTAGCATCTTCCCAACTACATCTATCATCAAATATATAGGGAGTTTGTGGTGAACCTTGTATAGATCTTGAAGTAGGATAAACTGGAAATGCCCAGTCACCATGTTTTTTATATGTGCCCTTGTGGTTTGAGGGAATCTCAGGAGAAGGTACATACCATTTTTCATTTTCATCAACAAATCTCATTTGATCTTGCATTCCACCTGTAGTATTGGCTATAATGGGTGTACCCGCTAGCATTGCTTCGGTTATGGTTAAACCCCACCCCTCATTTGAGGTAAGTAGTATTTGAACATCTGCTATGTTATATAAGAAATTTAAAGCCCTTCTATCTATTTTATTTAAAGAAAATTGGACACACTCTGGGTATTTTTCATTAAATAGAAATTCTTTTACTTTAGCTAAATCTGTACCATGATCTGATGTGATTTCAGTATGTAATACAAATCTACATTTTAAGGCTTCCTCATAAGGTAATGAATCTAGAAAACTTCTAAAAGCCAACATAGAATCCGGGATTTGCTTACGTCTAATATTTCTGGAGTTAAAAAATAATACAAAATTTACTTCTTTATTATTAAATAACTGGTTTCTATAATTTAAACATTCAGCATATTCCTCGTGTCCCTCATTAATAGGAAATAGTTGATTTTGATTCAAACCATGAGGAACATACCTAAATAACTTTGGTTTTTTAATTCCTTCTAATACTAACTGGTTAATGTTAACCGTTTGTTTAGATATACCCATTAATAAATCACAAGCCTCATAAAAGGATTGATTATATCGGGGGGCAGGATAATCATCCCAAATATTAAGATATGCTATAGGACATATTTTACGTATTTCATCTTCCATATTAAAGATGTGCATAAAATACCTAGGATCAGTAATTAACAACAAAGCATCGGGTTTTTCACGTTTAATAATATGCATTATTTCTTGACTATTGCCATACCCGTTAACACAATACATGTAACAAGAAGAATCTACTAACCCTGTTTCTGAATTGACGCTTTCACTAATATCTAAATATTTCCCTGCTTCGGGGTGTTGAATTGCACCCGCTATATTCACCCAATTGAAATGGTGTGAAGTATGGAGTACTATTTCTTTAGCTATGGTTGCTACCCCTGAATGGACTCTAATTAAATATCGTCACAAACGAGGAGTATCTTTTTACGATACTTTTGCTCAATGTGACGAAAATGAGATTTTTGAATGTTAGACATATTTATTAATTAATTGTTTAATTTTACTTATTTGATTATAGTTAATACGAATTAAAGTTATGTTATTTTCATTACAATATATATTTTTAATATTATCATTATGTTTAATATAATTAAAGGATTTTAATCCTCCAAAGAATTTTATGGGGGTAGAATGTTGTATACCATCAAATTCAATACATATTTGGTATTGGGGTAAATAAAAATCAAATACTAATTTTCTTTTATTAACACACCCCTCAAATGTATGTTGAGATTTAAAATCTAAATCTAATTCTTTTAAAATTTTACTAACCAAAATTTCACCTTTGGATTGTGAGCATGAGGGACACCCTTGTTGCTGATTTATATGGTCTTTAGGATGTTGTTCAAAAGAACCATGTTTAAGACATATAATATTTACTTTGGTTGTAGCATTTGTGTACTTGGTGGTGGAATAATCATATAAGTTATTATGGATCAAATTAGCTTTATCTATAAAAATTTTTAAATTCCACGCATATTTATCTCCCATCTTTACCCAACTACACTTAGGACATCCTTGTTTTCCTATTAATAAATCCGCAACATTTTTATTAAATGGTCCATGTTGGGGGCATAATACTAATACCTTTTCCCCAAAACCCTTATACTCAATATTACTAAAATCTAAATATTCCCCATGTACCTCTTTCAGAGAGGAGATTAATTCTTCTCTGGAGGTAGAGTATTTTCCCCAACCTGAGCATTTTTTACACCCATGCCCATTTAAATGATCGTTGGGAGATTGTTCAAATATATGGTTTTGAGGACATTTAATTTTAATTTTATTCTTAACTCCTTTATATATAACCATGGAATAATCATATTTTCCATTATGTACCTTGATGGCATCCGTTATAAATTCTTCTTGCGTTTTCCTTTTACCCATGTATGATGACTCTAATGTCGTTTATATATATTAAGACGGATAAAAGGATACACATAGAAAATTAAACTTATTTTTGTAATTCTAGGTTAGTTTGGTTTGTAATTAATTTTCGGAAAGTTTCATCAGTTAAGTACAGATAAATTGCTCTATCCGAAAGCTTTTGAAACGAAAATTTTCTTTTTACACATTCTACTCTGAAATCTTCAAATAGATTACTTTGAACTTTGACACTGGTTAATGTCATCTCTTTACTATTACTCATAATTTTATATTTATTAAATTGGTTATATTAATATACGTCTATACATATATAAAGATTATGAGTAAATTAAACCTTCAGTACAATGTTCTCCCATTTTTTTAAAGGGGCAATACCCACAATTAAATTTTGAGGGGGATTTTGGGAAATTTGTATCTTTTATTTCTCCATTAGAGTTAAAACCTTTAATAATAAAATCATTAATTGCATTTTTAGCTCTACTTAATTTTATTTTCCCACTTGGGGGTGTAAAAGTTTGTACTCTATAGGATTGATGTGGGGATAATAATCTCTCATCATTCATATCCATCACTTTTCTTTTAACTATAAAAAATTCAATTTCTATATTATCTAGTGGGAAATTATATTGTTCATGAAAATACTGCTTATAAAGTAATAACTGGTATTGTTTATCTTCATTTTTTTTATCTCTATCACCCCATCCTCTAGTGCTGGTCTTAATGTCGATAATTTTAATGGTATTTGTGGGTTCGTGGTACATTACAATGTCTAAAAATCCCATGTATAATACGTTACTATACATTTTATTTGGCGCTATTATTAAGGGTACCTCACACCCTACTAGGTGCCAGCCTCTTTTTGAAAAATATTTAGTACTTCTACTTTTAAACCAATTTAATATTCCCATTCCATCCTCAAAAAATTCTCTCATTTCTTCGGCTGTAGAAAAATGACTTCCTTTATTTGAGGTATATTGTTTTTGATATTCATTAATAAAATTGGATTGGAAATTGTCTTCTAGGTTTATTTGATTAGCGGCAGCAGTCGACACATTATACATTACGCTTAAGTACCCTTGCATCGTTTCATGTATTGCACTTCCAAATACGGTAAAAATAGAAGAAGAAAAAGGTTTTAGTTTATCTTTATATTGAAGCTTCCAACGGTGTTGGCAAGTCCCAAAAATACTCATTTGAGAATAACTAATATTCTTTTGATAAGCGTAATTTACGGGTTTAGGGGGATTATTAATAATCTCCGTTATGATTGTAGGAATTTTCTTCTTCATTTTTTATTTAC